CAAAATCAGAAAATGGAAAATCCCTGAAACTATCTGACGGTTCGGGTCTCTATTTGCTTATCGATAAAAATCAAAATAAATTTTGGCGTTTTGATTACTCACGCCCATATACAAAAAAAAGAAATACTATTGGTTTTGGTTCTTACCCAGAAGTAAGTCTTGCAGATGCACGATCTAAACGGGATGAAGCTAGAACTTTACTGGCTCAGAATATTGACCCACAAGTTGAACGTAAAAGAGTTGAACAAGAACATATAAACTCAGAGAAAAATACTTTTGCTGCTGTTGCTGCAGAATGGGAATCAAAACAGGATTTTGCCGAATCAACTATTCGTGGGCATAAAAGATTACTTCAAGTCATAAACTCCAATATTGGGAAAAAACCTATAGATAAGGTCACACCAGTTGAAGTCTTAAATATCTGTCGTATTTATGAGAAACAAGGAAAATTAGAGACAGCAAAAAAAGTTAAAGTGAAATGCGGTCAAATCATGAGATATGGTGTCGCCACTGGCAGATGTGAGAGAGACGTAACTCAGGATTTAAGGGGTGCTTTAAAAACACCTAAGGTAAAACATTTATCAGCTTTGACTGAATCAAATGATTTTGCTCAACTACTTTATGACATCGATTATTATGATGGAACATTCATTACACAATTTGCTTTAAAAATTGCTCCTTATGTATTTGTTCGCCCTGGTGAGCTGCGTTATGCAAAGTGGCCAGACATTGACTTAGAAATAGATCTTTGGAGATATACACCACCAAAAACAAAAAATAAAACTGGCGTTCAACACCTTGTGCCTATTCCAAGACAAGTTAAAGAACTGTTGCTGCGGATAAAAGAACTTACTTATGATCCAGACGGGGAAAGTGAATATGTATTTCCTTCTATGACTAGCAAACTTAAACCAATGTCAGAAAATACAATTAACCAAGCATTACGTAGACTTGGTTATACTTCTGAGCAAGTGTGCGGTCATGGCTTCCGCGCCTCAGCGAGAACAATCTTAGAGGAAGTACTTAACTATCCAATTGAGATTATTGAGCAGCAATTAGCACACAAGGTTAAAGATATGCATGGTCGAGCATATAACCGAACTAAGCATTTAGATAAAAGAAGAGAGATGATGCAGGCATGGGCAGATTATTGCGATCAAATAAAATCAGATTATGCTAAGACTTTGCCAGTCAGGTAGACTGCTTCTTAGTGAACTGCCACCAGAACTTATTAAAATAGACTTCATTACGTAAAAAGTTGATCTTCTATTCATTTCCATTCGGGCTATATATTTTTGTGACCTCATTATTCTTATTAATTTCAGCGAGAAGGTTGCACGTGTGCTCAGCCTTCCCCGCTTCATAAACCATGATCATGACTTGTGACATCACAAAGCCCTTACACAAATCGAGACATTCACATTACTATTAATTGTGTGAGCTGTGCAACCGGAGAAGATTAAGCACAGCAGTGTGATGATCGATGCAACTTTAGTACGTTTGCACATAAACTTATGCGATCCGGTTATTGATCCAGCCGTAAAAGAATTGCTCTTGCGTGGGATTGCGTTCACAGATTTCAATGTATCGCTGTCCTTGCATGATATTAAGAACACGAACTAATACTTTTTCGCCCTCTTTACCACGTTTTGCCAAATAGGTTTTAAGACCATTCAAGGTAGCTGGTCCATAAATACCATCTACAGTTAAATCAGGCCACCCTGCTTTACCTTGGTTATTCAAAAGATTCAAAGCTCGTTGTAAAAGTGGTTTGGCAAATCCTGTACCACAGTTTACACCAGTGTCTAGTAATTCTTCGGCCACTGCTGAACTAACGGAGTTGACTTGATCAAAACGTGGAGCTATCCAATACTGTTTTTTATAAATAGCTTTTGCAGTTTCTAAAGGTAAATCTTTCATATTACCCTTATAGCCATTGGCACGAGCAACTGATTCAGTAATACCGTACTTTGTTGCGCCGCCACGATCAGAAGGATTATTTACATACCCACCTTCACGCTTAATAAGATCATCTAAGTATTGTTCAATGTTCATGAATTACCACCCTTACCGCCAATAATAGAAACAAATGCCGCTTTAACTTCGGCAATAACTTCTGACATGCTTTTACCCTTTAATAAAGCAATTGACTGATAAACAATGCCAATAACAAGCAGCCCAAACACTGCAAAAATCAGCATGATAAAGCCTTGAAACATTGTTGAATGATCAAGATATTCAAAATGTTCAATAAACGCAGATCCGCCATATAAACTAACCGTCACACTACAGACAAATTTAGTAATAACACTCATTGAAATTTTAATTTTTCCTTCCTTATCAATATCGCCACTTAAAACAAGTGCAAGAATTGCCCCAATAACTGCTGGAAAAACTTTTAATACCCACGGAATTGCATTTTCTTGCATATGAACCTCTAAAATTATTGGCAATAAAAAAAGCCCTAAGCTATTTAAAGCTAGGGCTTGTATGGATTTATTGAGTATTAACAGATGAATTTAATATATGCGTTTCTATCTGATTGAGTTGATTCAGGAAAAACACTCGCCGATGCAGCTGCTGCTTTAAGCTTACTTCCGCCGGAATAATCCAAGGTATACGAGCTGGGGTAATAGATAGAACCTATCATTTCATCCATATATCTTTTAATGAAGCCGTTTTGAACAGACAGAGGGATGTTATTAGTTACTATCTGCATTGTTACAACGGTTGTGTTAGCAATACGGCTTTCTTTTATATAGCAATATGATACTGATTCAATCGAATTATTCTGAGTTCTCATTTCTGATCGAGTATATGTCATCATGCTACCACCAAACCATGCGTTCAGAGCATCATATGTCTTTTCAACATTAATTTTTATAACGTTATCTTTAACTTTTAATTTATCAACAAATACAAAGTATAAGAAGTTATAGGTTTTATCAATCGCTGGAAAATTAGAATCTAAGTCAAAATCAAAAACGCAATTTTTCATATATTCCAGATACATAGTAAAACTATGAATAACTGATTTATGCTTGGAAAAGTCATATGTATTGTTTTTAATGACCCATCCTGTGAAATAGTCGTTAGTTGTCGAAGTTGCAACATCCCTATTAAGCAGTCTATTTATTTCAAAAGAATTATTATAAATTTTTAAATTTTCACGAACATAGCTACCAACAAATCGAATTAAACTAACATCTTGCGATTGCAGCAAGCCATCTACTGCTGTTTGTATATTGTCATATATATAAATGCCCTGTAGAACTTCTGCCGCATAAGTAATATTCGGCACAGAATCCCCTTCATACCAAACAGTAAATAAAGACGCGGGCAATGAGTTTGGATATGTCATGCCGTTTACATTCGCTTCATCAAAATCATTCCTTGTTGGAGGTTCGATGAAGTTGATAATATTATCATTGAAAGTTAGATCATTAAGTTTTGCTGTCTTCCCTAAAATAGACCAATAACCCAACGCGCTTCGACTAATATTTGCGGTATTTCCAAAAACTTTTTGATCGTACACGATCTCATTTTCATCAAGCGACTGATCTGTTCTTAGAATTGCACTAAATACAAGATTTGGGTATCCGAATACCTTGTTATTATAAAACCATTGTTCAGAGCCATGTAATTCGCATGCACAAGCATTCAAACGACCTTTCACACTACTAAATACAAATACATTATCATGTGCTTTAATATTTTTTCCGATACAATAAAGAGTCGAATGATCATGAAACTTCGACTTATCCGACATCAAATTAATAAATTTATTATCATAAATTTCTATATTTTCAGAAGTTTTAGATGTCTGAATTGCATTAGCAAAATCACCACCTTTAAATGTTAAACCGTGGACCCTCATGCCTTTTACTGAAGCTTTGATAATCCATCTGTAGCCATCTTGAATAGCAAATTCGGACTCTGTTGCTGTAAAATCTAGCGTACCCGTTCCAAATAATTCAATATTTTCATATCGGTTTCTGCCATACCAATCGTCGGAATCTGCACGATACATAGCGCTTAAAATATTACACTTTGGCTGCTCACTTGAGCCCGCATAAAACGAGCCAAAGGTTAATGTTGAATTGATCTCGAGTTTTACATTCGAAACTAGTCTAATAGCATTTTTTTCATTAAATTGAACCGGATCAATTAGTTTCCCTACTCTCGGACATTGGGAATTAAAGAACATTGGATCGTTAATTATCACATGACCATTTAAGTTGTTTCGCTCAAGTGCATACATTAACCTATCAAAACTTAAAGTATCATCTGTTATACCATCACACCTACAGCCTGAATGGTACGGGGTGAAAACATTATCATGATGTAATACCCAACCGTTGATGCACAAAAAACCATCATTCTCATTCTTTCTACTAGTAAAGAAGGTGCGGATCCCACCACCTAAATATGGTTGAGCTAAAGCAAAATTAGTAGGTGCATGGTAACTTTTTACATAAACTGTTCTACCTTCCCATTTCAATAACGTGTTCATGGCGTAAACACTATCAACTGTAGTAATCGCCAACGCATTGATAGAACCGATATCAATTGATTTAATTAAAATTTCTTGTATATATGCTTTTAAGTATGCGACTACTTCAGCATCTGCACTTTTCCTGTTAATAATTTCATTTAATAAATCATGTGCAATACGATCAATATCAGATTGCAGATGCAAATCGCCCTTAATTCTATCAAGAATCTCTTTATCAATTTTTTGGTTTAACAACCAATCAGCTAATCCTAGCTCTTGCAGCTTCCACCATATTAGGTCAAAGTCTTTATTAACAGGCTTTGGACGAAAGTTATTACTATATGATTCATAATCAGCGGTTCTTTTAAGTGGCGTATCTCGTTGTAAAGTGATTTTTACACCACTAGCAGGAGCTTTATTAAATTGAACAGCATCATCTATCAAAGCCCACGAGCCAACAGAAGCCTCTTCATCATCTAAAGAAACAATTAAATGCTCAGACTTATCACACTCAAACTCTAATGGGAAAAGAGTAGTAACCCCATTTGCTATATATTCTTTATATGGCGTTTGCTCTGGTACAGCCATAGTGCCTACCCCTAATCATTGAAATCTAAGGTGGCTTCCACGACTCCACCATTTGTTCTCCAATTAGGCCGCTCAGTAGATTCAGTTGTTCTGTGTAATTTTCCGACTCGTTCAGGTGAGTCAGTAACAGCACGAGCGAGTGAATCAAGATGATCGTCTTCCTGATCTGAAAGTGCAGGGTTAAATTGCTGCATTTGCTTATATTGCTTAGATGTATTTTCACCATCTTCTGTATCAATTACAGATACATGAACCCATAACATGCCAGAGACTAAGGGGCCTTCTAAGCCCTCAAGGATTCGCTTATTTTTAGACTGAGTTGAATGCTGCTCTGTAATACCGCAACGAATACGTCGTTTCTTTAATGCACCTTTTAATGCTGCAGGCGCAAAGTTACCAATCCCATTTGTTTCGATAGTTATTTTTGGGATGCTAAATTCTTCAATTAGGTCACATAGCTGCCAAACTTGACCACCAACGATATTGCCTTGCTCATCTGTCTTAACGACTTCGCCAGTTAATTCAATTGATCGATGCCAGTATTTATTACCAAGATCATCATGCAGTACGAGCTCAACTGCTGAAACATCAGATTTAGTTTTACCTGAGCTTGGATCCCATGAACATGTAATGCCGACGATTTGACGTTCGCCTAGCATCATCCGCCATGTGTTATTTGCTCGGCTTAAAACTGGTTCACAGTTATAAGGGATCATTTTATCTGGGTTCAATCTCACATTCCCCACTGGCTTAGCATGTAACTGGTACTGAGAATCCCATTCATTAAGCGTGCGACATTTACGGCGACGCTTTTGCATTTCTTTAGGCGTAAATCTTTCAGGCCACAATGCTTCACTGTAGATATCAATTAGAGAATGTGATTCGTCAAATGTGATGAAGTACCCAGATCCTTGTTTAACAACTTGGTAGTCTTTGCCTTCGATTAATAGTTTTGATTTACGACCTATGCCGCTAAAAATATAGATAGGCTTGAAATCAACTACAGCCTGAATGATTTGCTCAAATCGTTTTTCTTTTTCAAACATTCTGAAAATAAGACATTTAGCGTCTGGGTTGAGCATAATTTCAGAATAAAGTGAATCATGAGTATGTGGTGTCCCTACATAAAGTTCTTGCCCACCAGGTATTAAAATAAATGTTTGTTCACCTAGTCTGTAGCGCAGCTTTTCACGGGCTTCTGGTGTGCCAATATTGCCCGGCACTTCCACATCGTCATTTTGTATTTCATTAGCACGTGAGCCTGTCACGTTAGACATAATTCCACGGGCATGAATCGAACCGTGACGCACATCATTAGAACCCGTTACCCACCACTTTTGAGTTTCACCACGTTCTTTTTTAATATTGAAAAGCTGGCATAAAGGGTGACGCTCTAAGACTTGCTCTGTACCGCGACTAACTTTGTAGGCATCTGGATCTGTAGCGCCTTGATGCAAAATTAAATGATTAGGTTCGACATACAAACGCCATGCATTATAAATATCAAGGATGGTCGATTTGCCGTGTCCACGTGGCATCATCAATAAACCAAGCGGGCCATAATCTTCTAGAAAGTCACAGACGTCTAAATGAAAATCAGGCACAACCCAGTTTAATGTCTCTGCATAAACTAGATAGAAAGCGGCAAAACTAACCTTAATCATGAATTAGCTCGGACGCTGTTTTCTAGCCTCTAGCTTTTCAGCTACAGATTTAAGCAGTTCAGCCGCCTGCATTTCTGGGGTAATTTTTCTATCATTTGGATCACCCACGGAAAGCTCATCATCATTGAGAATGCGCTTGAGTTTTTCCATACATGTGAGTGCTTCTTTAGCTCCCTTATAAAGCCAAACTAAGTCACCTCGACCTTGCTTATCGAATATATCTTGTCCGTAAGCTTCTGTGATTAAATCAACTGAACTTGATGCAGCCATCTCTAAACAGAGTTCTAATTTCTCTTTTGTTTCAGGTTTTAAATGACCTACTTTCTTTTCTTTAGACATAAAAAATCCCCCTATATAAGCGATTTATAAAGGGGATTTGATTATGGTTTATTGGGTAAAAATTTGATTAGCAATATATAATCCTGATTAGTATAATAATTGCTCACTTTAAAATTAATTAATCAATGGTCATTTCATGAAAAATTTAATTATTGCAACGATTTTAGCTTTACCTACAACTTTCGCTTTTGCTGGTTCATGTGATCATAGTTGGCAGTCTGCTAAAGATGGTTCATCTTGTGGTGACCGTGCTGCTGACCGTCGCGCTGGTGGACATTAATATTCAAGTAAAAAGGACTGCTAATGCAGTCCTTTTTTTATTTCACAACTCTTTCAAAATTTGGTGCTCTAATATCATTGATATCATCACCCCAGAAACGTTCACGGTCTTGTTTTTGTTCCGCTTTACGTAAAGCTTTCTCACGATAACCCGGTGCGATAGTATCTTGTATTTCATCAAATACCATACGGTTAATAGCTGCTTTTGTATACCATAAGTTTTGTGCTGGTATTTTACCCTTCACAAATTTAAATGCTTCATTGCCGAAATTGGTATCCTTGCCTTCGTTATACTGCGTCAAGTTGCCAACAGTTAAACCTAGTAACCCTGTAAAATCACTACCAAGTGGACCAGATACGAAAGAATTTGCATCACGTCCAGAAGTATCAGTACCAGCCACTAGAATGTCACCAAGCACTGGCAATCCGCCACCAGCAACAAGCGAACGCATAAAGAAGTTTCTAGCCTTTTTCGGATCGTTACTGTCATAAATCGTTTGCGGATCATTGCCGTTTAGCAACTCGCGTAACTGTACAACTAAACCACCTAATAGCGTCATAGTAACGAACAATGGTACACCATATGCAGCCTTACCTTTTAAGCCTTCTCTAGAAACCATGCGGCTTCCTTGACGCATTAAGAATGCGGCAGAGAAAGATTTAAACTGTATAATCCCCTTAAACAGTTCACCTGTGATTGTGCCCTTAGCCCCTACAGTCATCCAAGTACGTTCCCGAAGCCCTGCCTCAATAACTGCCATGCCCTGCTCATCAAGTAAGTGGGCTTGAAGTTGTGAGGCTACCTGATCTTTAACTTGTTTAGGGTCGCCAAAGGCTGCTAACTTTTCATCTGGAATTTCATAGATAGAACGCGCCGACATAAGTTGATTGCCTTTTCGGTCAATAACTGGCTCAGCCAATTGGAAAACTTGCCATGCTCTTTCATCTAAACCAGTGTTTGAAAGTAACTCTCTATCTTGTATGTCTAAATCACCCCAAGCTTTTGAGCGGCTCAAGCGCCCATATTTCTCCATAAGAAGCTTAGTAAATCCAACTTTAGATGCAGCAGTGAGCGCATTCAAAAGTGAAACCCTCATAACCTGAGATGCAACACCACTAGAAATACGGGCTAACTTTTCAGACTTTCCATGTGTTGAAGTAAGGCCATCATCTGACCAGCGTGCAATCGAGCCTAACATCTCTTCTGTAGCTAGACCTAAACTATGTGCAAGTTCTCGATCTGCTTTATTGACTGGGTTAAGTTGCTCTAATAGTCCACCAAATGCCTTTCGGTAAGCTACATTATGTACACTTGCAGTTTTTGCAATCGTTGCCTGATCTGCGATCGATGCAATCGTAGTGCCACCTAGCATTGAGGCAACATTCATCGAACGATATGCAAGACCAAGATTTGCTAAGACTTGGGACTGTGGAGAGTTACCACCGCTAAATTCATCAAACATTACTTGGGCACGATTACGACTGCTATTGGTTTTATTGGCTTTAATACCTTTTTCCCAATCTTTTTTTTGTGCTGCATCCATTAAGATTTTTAAAGCAGTTTTTGGATTGCTACCCAAGTTCTCAACCATGGCAATATCTTTAGATAAGCCATTAATGTGACCTTCAATTAGGTCTACAAACTGCATCCCGCCAAAATCAGATTGATATTCAAGCCATGATTCAGCATCTTTAAAATGTAATACACGACTTTCACCATGTTTGTTAGTTACTTTTGATGTGCCTGCACCTGTAGCTTGTCGGCCTACTTCAATTTTATTTGCTCCATCACTTGATAGCGTATCGTAGGTATATTCAAGCAATGATCGTATTTCTTGTTGTGAGTAGTAATCCCCGTTCTCATGCATATATTGGCGTGTATCAATGAGTGATTCAGCTTTACTTACCCAAGCTTCTTTACCAGCCTTAGCAATCTTTTCTAGATTATGAGTTTGTGGCAATCCCCAATTATCTAGCTTGCCAATGTCTCCACCGTTCCGGTTAAAACGTTCACGCATGGTTTCAAAAACATCACCCATTTTGTCGCTAATTTTTTTGGCTAATGGGTCGCCTGTATTATCTCCGAAACGCTCACGAACAATTTTATGCACTAATTCTTGATCTGTGAAAATTCCTAAACCGCCTTTAATGTTAGTGTAGAAATCCACAAGCTCACCGCGATAAATAGCGGCAATACCACGCGCTTTTGAATCAATAGATTGAATGCCAGACATATCACCATGAGCCGCAACCATACGGTCTATGACTTCCATTGATGACAATTTGCCATGATCTAAGGCTGCAATATTTTGGGATTGTTTAAGGATATCTTGAGCTGCAATTTTATGTTTTCGTTTTAATTGTTCTTGAATGTCGATAGCAACTTGCTTTGATGCCTCTGTTAGTTTTTCAGCATCAGAAAGGTTTCGCCACTTATCAATATCTTTACGTGCAATATTTCGCATAGTTTCATTAATGCGCGCCTCAATGTCAGTTGCTTCTTGAGCTGTGAGTGATTGCTTGCCAAGTGCTTTAGCTACGGCTTGTTTGCATTGTTCTTTCATAAAAAATGCTCAGATAATTTTAGCTATCTGAGCATTTAATTTGTGTGGGTTTGTTGGGTAATGAAAATTAGTTAAGCTATATTAATAGCATCTCTTGGGATAATACTAAAATCAGGATTAGAATAATTTATTTCCGCAAACCACTGCTTGTGCTCATTGTCATAATACAAATCGGATGTTGCACAAAAACAACTAG